AAGGAAGCCTGTAGTTTTCAGCAATTTTACGAACCAAAATAGCAGCCGACCTCCAATCGGGAAGCTTCTCACCAAGAAAAGCATGAAATACGGTTCCGGATGTGTACAGAGTCTGAAGTTCATCCTGAATATCAAGAGCCTCAAAAATATCATCAGTATAGCCTACAGGCAGATGGCTCGAATTGGTGTAATACGGAGTCCCGTTTTCATTCGCAGTGATTATGTCTGGATATAACTTCTTGTCATGCTTAGCAAAGCGGTATGCTGTAGACTCGGCAGGTGTAGCCTCCAGATTGTAAAGATCACCATAAAGCACCTGGTAATCGCTTAGGCGATCTCTCATATGATTCAAGACATCCTTAGCAAACTGCTGCGCCTCAGGAGCGGACAAATCTTTACGCAGCCATTTAGCATTAAGCCCCGCTTCATTCATACCAACAAGACCAATGGTAGAGAAATGGTTATCAAATGTTCCCAAATATCGCTTAGTATATGGATATAGCCCTGCATCCAAAAGCTTAGTAATAAATGTCCGTTTAACCTTAAGAGAACGAGCTGAAATATCCATCAATTTATCAAGCTTAACATAAAAATCCCGTTCGTCCGAAGCCAGATAAGCAATTCTCGGAAGATTAATTGTCACTACTCCAACTGAGCCTGTAGATTCACCAGAACCAAAGAATCCGCCAGACTTCTTACGAAGCTCTCTCAGGTCAAGTCTAAGCCGACAGCACATGGAACGTACGTCGCTCGGTTTCATGTCCGAATTAATATAATTAGAGAAATATGGGGTACCATACTTTGCGGTCATCTCAAACAGAAGTTTGTTATTCTCAGTCTCACTCCAGTTGAAATTTTTTGTAATAGAATAGGTTGGAATAGGATATTGGAACCCGCGTCCGTGGGCATCGCCTTCAATCATAATCTCGATGAAAGCCTTATTAACCATGTCCATTTCCTTCTGACAATCGCCATAGGTGAAATCCATTTCCTTTCCGCCAACAATAGCCGGGAGATTAGCCAAATCATCTGGAACAGTCCAATCTAAGGTAATATTACAGAAAGGTGCTTGTGTTCCCCAGCGTGATGGAGTGTTAAGGCCGAACACAAACGATTGCACACACTGCTTTATTTCTTTTTGGGTTAAGTCATCAACTTTAACAAATGGTGCTAAATATGTGTCAAAGGATGAAAATGCCTGAGCTCCGGCCCATTCGTTCTGCATAATACCAATAAAGTTAACCATTTGGTTACAGAGAGTGGAGAGATGACTGGCAGGAGTCGAAGTGATTTTACCAGCTACACCACCAAGTCCTTCTTGAATCAACTGCTTCAAACTCCAACCGGCGCAATATCCGGTCAGCATCGATAAGTCATGCAAATGTATTGCGGCATTTCGATGTGCGTCGGCAATCTCGCGGTCATAAACATTTGATAACCAATAGTTTGCGGTTACCGCACCAGAATTAGATAGAATAAGGCCTCCGACAGAGTAAGTAACAGTGGAGTTTTCTTTTACGCGCCAATCATTAAGACTAATATAGTTATCAACCAAATCTGTATAATTCAAAATGTGTTCATCGTTTATCATAGAGTCAAATTTCCTTTCTTAGATATATTTTAAGAAAAAGAAAGAGTCCTTGTTTAGGACTCAGTCTCTCTTACCTCTATTAAATTTGGATTTGATTCTTTCTTTTATCTTTTTTCGATTACTTAGAACAAGGCTTCCACCGATAAGAACCGCATAAACTGCTACATTAAGTAGAATTATTTCCTTTCTGTACATTTTATTAAATTCTTTTCTCGGTTCAACCACCATTGTTTTATAATCTTGAAACATTTCTTTCATCATATCTGTGTCCTCCTTTTTAATATTGGTTTCCATAATAGGAGGTGTAATTTTCGCGATCCTTATACCTTCTTACTCCCCCCCCCATTTCATACCAAACACACCGTAATATTTAAGTTCATTCTTCATAATATAATCCTCCTTTTTTAATATCAATAATTCTTTGATTACTACTTCCATACATTTTCCCCGTGACCAATTTATCCTGTTCAAATTTTCCATCGACGATATAATCAGCCATCTGCGCAAGCTGAGTATTTTTAATTTCCTCATAATCAAATCCCGTGTAAATCCATACATCTAAATGTGCGGGAAGAAGTTTTAAGAGGGAGACGCATTCTTCTTGCTGATAGAATGGATCTCCCCCTGATAATGTAACTCCGTCTATATGCTTATGTTTTATGATGTCTTCGACAAGCTCTTCCGGAGTGATTTCTTCACCTCTGTTAAAATCCCAGGTTTCCGGGTTTTGACAACCAATGCAATGATGTGCACACCCTTGGCAAAATATTACATAACGGACACCATAGCCGTTAACTAGTGAACAGGATAAGGTTCCTGCTATTCGCATGGTAATGACCTCCTTATGTAATCCAATTCTCCTTAGCGAAGAACAAAGGGAGTCCCAACATCAATGCAAGTATAAAAAAGGTGCAGTCGTATTCAATAAGAACACTCAGAGCACCAATTATAACAAGCAAGAGAGCATATAATTTATTTTTCAGTAGTTCCTTCTTCCACATTTTTTATCCCCCTTTTTAAATATCATCTAAATATCATCTGTTTTTCTGTTGATGCTAAGCTCGGAATCAAATCCGTCCGGATAACGATCCTTGAGTTTATTGATGTTCATTTGAAAAATAGTTTCCAAGTCATAGCCAATTGCATCCGCACTAATAGCAAGATACCATGCGATATCTCCAAGTTCCTTTGCAATATGTTCTTCATTAAGAGTATGACCTTGAAAGAGATGCTTCTTAATCAGGTCAATACATTCACCGGCTTCGCCATTAAGACCCATTATTCCGTTTTGAAGCTGCTCTATCTGTGTAAGAGCTGGATTAGCGGTTCGCAAAGCGGCTACTTGATATTCATTAATTGTCATAATTAACTTTCCTCCTCTGATACACTGCATGTAATAATTTCGCTCCACGGAAGCCTTTTAATCCACTTGCAGAATTCTTTCCACTCATCAAGCTTATGATTTTTACGGTATTGATAGATATTAGCCAGCACTTCGTAATTCAGCATGACAGTACGCTTCTGATTATAAGAAGAAGGGAGGAGCTGAATCATCTGCCACCAGTATTTTTTGTCTTTAGTTTCTAAATATAAGTTACGATAAAAATTCAAAGCATCTATTGTTATTAGTATCACACCCATAGATGAAGTATTAAAGCCTTGAGTTGGACCGAATTTTCCTATAATCTTATTGTCAGTTTCGATATTAGTTAACGCTTCTAAGTGATCTATGGAAAAATCATCAAGAGTGAACTCTTTCTCATGAATTTTATGCATAGTAGAGCAGGAGTTAGCAACCGTACCCACTTTGTAAGTGTCAAACTCTTTCCACCAATATAGAGGCGCAGTAATATCAACGTAGACAGTAATCATTCTGCGGAACTTGGCATGAACAGGACCACCTTTAACAAGCTTCATCATAAGCTCATAGTCATTATTACCGATCTGGAAAGAGTGATCGTATTGATGCCCACAAGTAGATTCACCAGGCGTTAGATAAGCGGAAGCACAATTAGAACAACCTATTCCATCATCGCCATCCTTACAAATACCACTATCGGATTTACCCCAACTATTCATTGGGTTCCTCATCCCACGGATAGCATGGTCAAAACCGGTAACCTCTGCTTTTTCAATTAGAATCATTGTTTTCCTCCTTTCAAAGTCTCCAATAAATATTCCTTTATAATTTCTGCATGACATCTCTTAGGAGCACACCAGCAAAAGAGATTTAGTTTTCCGTATTTAAGAAGTATGTCCTTGAGAATTAATAGCTCCGCTTGCATAGCAGAATCATAAAGTTCATCGTAGAACCATTTTTTGTATAATTCACAAACCTTATCTCGCTCGGATTCGTTCTTCATTTTAAACCGATTCCCGAACCATGAACTTCTATCCACTTTAACGTCCCAAGGGCGTATTGGTTTTTCTGTTCTTAGGTTCTTTATAGAAATATCAATCATTTGTTTTCTCCTTCTATCTTAATTTTTATTTGGTTAAGTACGTGCTCGAGCGTTTTACGAGAATTTGGATGAAGCTTAATATAGTTTTTACGCTGTTCGTACCAAGGAAATATTTCATTAAGATTACCTTTCGACCAGCTGAAAGCCCACCAGTCACAAATCATTTCAAGAATATAATTGTAAGGCATCTCTATAAGAATTTCTCCCTCTTCGGGATTATCGTTGATAAGAATCCAATATTGCCAATGATGAGGGTTACGATGAATATGGAGAAGCCAAGCTTTGTTAAAATCTTGAACAACAGAGTAGGATTTATTACCCCCATAGAAATATGCATCATAAGCATCATATTCGTCTTTTTCAGTTTTTGAGTGGTCGTGAGCAAATCCTATTTGATGTTCAAAATCAAAGTCTTGTTTTATCAATTCTGGAAGATTATCTCTAATCCAATCAAACCCTTTTTTAACATTAGACTTATGATTAGTTAAATATTGATCATACATATAACTCATTATTTTTTCTCCTTTCGAACATTCCAATTATTTCTTTTCAAAATTAACAGGTTTGTGAGAATATAGATTTACCGGATTATTCAAACACTCATAACAAGGTTCGTCTTTCTCAGCTATCTTTTCATATTTACAGTTCTTACAATACTGATCAAAATAAACTTCTTTATAAATATCCTCCATTTTTTCCCTCCTTTCAAATATCCAATCACCACTTAACAAACTTAGTCTCATTAAAATTCTTCTTATCCTTAAGAGCCTTACTGATAGCCAGGTCAATCCCACTCCGAGATTTCAGATGATAGTAATATAAATCTGTATAAGGCGTATTAAGCCTGTCTATACGCCCGGCAGCCTGCACCATCACCTTATAGGAGTAGTTCTGCGAGTAGAATATAATAGTATCAGTTGTTATGCAGTTCCAGCCTTCGCATCCGGCGTTGTATTGAACCAGATAAACCCAGCTTTTACTATTCGGGATTGGTTCATGTTTATGGCCATTCCACTCTGCAATCTTAACCCCGCTACCAAATCCTAAGTTCTTCAATATTTCCAACTCATAATCAAAATTATAGAAAATAATAACTTTAGGATGATTTTCAAATATCTCCAGAACCGCAACCTGTCTTGACTCGTCTGAATTAACAATTTTTCTCCAGACATAACAAAGCTCGCCTGCGTTCTGAATTGGCTCGTTTTTATAAGGATTCCATCGAGTTCGAGATACATTCTTATAAGTTTCTATGTTATACGAAACATAAACGTCTTCGTGATGAGGAATCGTTTCTCGTTTGAAATCCATATCGATAAGGATGCTTCTCCGCAGTTTCAAGAGTTTTCCGGTTCCGGTATAACGATCGATTTTCGGAAACTTAGTAAAATGACTATAGATAATATGTTCTCTAGTAAACTCCGTCCGGTTTTTATAGAAACCGTTTGCGATGAAGACCGGAATATAATCCTGCCAAGTATCGCCAGGTGTTGCAGATAGCAGAATCCAATCGTTGTTCTTAACGATTTTAAGAAAGGACTTCACCCAAGCACCGCTTCCAATTACTCGTTGCTCATCAAATATAAAGAAAGCATCGGTGATATCAACGTATTTTCCGATGTTGTTCCAACTATCAACAATTACCTTGTGGTTATGATAAAGATTAATTTCCGGATGAGTAGAAAGAAGGAAGGGTGAAAGCTCACCCTCCCATTCTAATGTGTCTCTTTTTCTTGCAGTTGTTATAATGTATAGGTCTTTAGGAGGATCGTCCATTGGAATATAATCACCACCGATTAAGCTGTTTGGATCTCCCCCGTTTTGGAGATAGTAGTAAGACAAGGCAGTTAGACTCTTCCCGGAACCAACTCCGCCACAGAGGATACATCCATTTTTCATTTTTTTAACAGCCTCTATCTGGTAATCAAATAATTTAACGGACATTCATCAACCTCCTTTCGTAAAATATAAGAGTCCGAAAAGTCGTTAAACAATCCGGACTCTTTACCCATTTGTTTAAAAAGGAAGCTCTTCAGGACCTTCCTTTTCGGCATATTTAGCCGCAAACTCGTCCTCCTCGATGGTTACGTACATGGTTTTAAGATAAGCCTTAATTCCCGACTTACCATTTACTTCCCAAGAATATGGGCGAATTATCAGGTCCACATTACGAATTTCAGCGAAGTCTAGAGTATCAATGGATTCCTCATCCAGAGGAGTTTGTGAACGCCTCGTAACCATAATTACTTTAGGCGGAATATTATTGAACCTAACGGCGACCTGAATATAATATGTTGCATCGTCATCCTCGTTACGTGGAGCCAGAATTCTCACATTCCAACCATCTTCAGCCAATTTTTGGGCTTGTTCAGGGTCATCAATAATTACACAGAAGTTACGGTTTCCAGCTCGATTGTATTTTGTTTCCTTTCCTGAAAAATTTCTAAAAATAATGCGAGCGTTTTCAATAATGATGTTGTCTACATTTTTAAATGACATAATTATTCTCCTTTCATAAATAACCGATTATATGAATTTTTATTAATTACTTCGGTAGACCATTCAATAGATGGAATATGATCTTCGGCATCTAATCTCAGGTAAATAGAGAAACTACTAATCAAATCCGTATTTTCACTTACCATTTGCTCTGCCCTGTCGATAAGTTCTTGTCCGGCATCCTTGATACGCGCGACTAATTCATCATGATATAATTTGTTGTTCATGACCATTCTCCTTATCAAAATATAACGGTTTCCCATCTACAAATTTCGGACCAATATAAGGATCGTCCGATACAAACCATTCGAAGTCTCCAAATTTAGAAATAGTTTTTACGGCTTCATCAACCATCCTATCATAATAAGATCGGTCAATATCGGCTTCCTTTCCCAGCTCACGAACCATCTCCGACTCAAGCCATCTGTAACCTTTCGACCCTGTAGCAGCGTAATACTTACCGTCTTTCTCACGCATAAGTAATCCGCCACCACAACCAGGTTTAATGGGGCAGAATCGACCAACTTCTCCAACGAATCGATAATTGTGACCTTTATCGATGAGTTCTCTCAACTCCTCAACTCGTTCGCATTTACGCTTCATTTCCTCGTCATTAGGAAGATCTTGATTATTGATATCTTTCCAAAGTTTTTGGTACTCTTTTTCATACTCAGATACGTCCGGCAAATCTTCATTCATGTCTAAATATAAAGCCGAGGTTACAGATTTGGTTTCACACATATCTTCAAATATGATTTCTTCTTTACTGAAGAGTTTTTTGAATACATACGGAACGGCGAATTGAGTACCAGTAGCAGTCCACTGTCCAGCATTTTTCCCGTCTTTGTACTTAGCAATATAAACCGCATCATTTACCAAGCAGAATCGGTCATAGGTAGCTTCGTGCTCAAAGGTGTAGCCGTACCGTTTTCCAAAATCCATAACAAACTGGATAATCTCAGGAGTCGCATCGGGAATTTTGATAGAGTCGGTCTTGATGTGGGCTACTACGAACCCCTGCTCTTGAACGGCGTGTCTCAGATCAATCATAAATAGCGCGCCTCTTAGAGCAACGATGTTGTTTTTATTTCGAGTATCCCTAAAAGGGTTATCGAATGAAGCAGAGGTGAGACCATATACGGAGTTGATTGCGATTTTAAGAGCTGTGGCCAAATCAGAAGCATTACTCTCGTCAGTTAAGTATTTTGCCAAAGCTCCGCCAAGCATCTTCCTAGCCTTATCGAAGTCTTTTTGTTTGATGGCTATACGGGCGTCTAAAATATCTTTGAAGCGTTGCGTATACTCTCCAAAAATATTCAGGTTAACGGCCGATGACGGATGCATGGATTGAACATCTAATAGAGCAACGTTTCCATACATTCCCGGCTCCGCATAAACATAGCCTCCGAAACCTGCGTCGATTCCTCGGTATATATTGTGATATTTTTTGTCAGTTTCATCATACACAAATTCGTATCCAGGAAATGCGTTAATGATTTTATTCATTCTGCACCTCCTGAAACATATAACCTCCAGCTGTATGTCGCCGTTTGTTCAATACCTTCCAGATATTGCTTTGCGGGATCCCTAATTCTTTAGACGCTTTTCCTTGACTTTGAAAATATAACTTCTTTTTCGAAGAAACGTTAATAGCTACGAGGGGTTTCATTCTTTCACGATTCCCTTTATCGCGGTCATCATCTGTCAGAATATATGCGGTCCCGTTTCGATGAGCATCTCGTATGTTATCCAACTGTGTTCCCCATGCTAAATCTTCCACGGTGTTTTGACTTGGATCGTCATACACATGGCGGACGACAGGTAAACCATTTGGGTTCGGGATAAACGCTTTGGCTACCAACCTGTGTATATAGATATAATATCTAGTGTCATTTTTATAAAGACATACGCCCAAATGCCCATGATTATCCATCGGTTTCACTTTAAGAAATCCCTTCTTTTTTTTAGACCACACTCGGCCTTTATCGCTGACCATATATTCTGGAAAACCATAAATATAAGCCCATTTTTCATCGAGATAATAATCGTCTATAGGTATATCGTCTCCGTAAATATAACTACCTTCTACATAATTCATGTTACATATTACCTCCTTTCTCAAGACTGTTCACCAGTCGCCAAATCTGTATAAATCAGTCGTGGTTTTCTATCATTACCAAATATAATCTTAGTAGTGAGTGTATTGGTCGTGTCGTTCACCGTCATGCCAGCCAAGTCTGCCAGAATCTGTCTCGCCAAGAAATCTCCTTTTCGAGCATTGAAAACGGTTTCTGTAGCAAGAACGTCATTATCGCAATATTCCGCAACCTTAGTCCAAAGCTCTTCTGGTACAGGTTGGTCCCATGGTATTCCTAATTCTTGATGATGAATACCTAATTCAATTTCCCATTTCTTTAAACTTTGTTTCTTTGAGCAGAAGTCATAGACGTCCGTATAAGACACGTTATAAGCTTCCCCGAAGAAACAATTCGGACTACCGTTAACGATCTTCTGAGATAGATTGAAAAGTTGCTCGTTTGTATAACCCATAAGTCTGGCGTACAAAATATGATTATCGTATCTACGGCAGTTGAATCCTACCAATCTGAATTTCATCAGATCTTCAATTTCAGAAGGGGAGGGGTTAATCATTCGTACAACAGGTTTTCCTTCACCTTCGATCTTCCAATTAACTAAAAACAGGTTAGGAAAGACTTCTACGTCATAGAAAACCAGTTTAGCATCATCGTTTTTTTCTCCGGAGGATATCTCTTCCGATTTAAACTGCATCTTATTTACTAGTTTAATGCAATAGTCGGACTGATTTGTGCTATTTGCAGCAAATGCCAATATCGCATTGCGCATATCAGTGACATCGTAATGTAAATCACTAGCATACGCATCCTCCAGTATTTTATAAATAAAGTCGATACTAGGCTTAGTAC